TGGATCAGATGGCGTAAAAATTAATCTTGTGCCTATTGCTAAAGTTACATTTTTATTTAATGTAATATTTACAACAGGGTTAGCTGGGCTTATTGTTTTTACTTTTAAACCAGCAGGTAATTCAAAACCAGACACGCTCATACCTGGTAATATTGCTCCAATAACATTTGTTAAACCAGTTATGGTATCTGAATCTGCTACTATTGGTGAATTTGCTGATATAATAACAGCAGGTATACCAAATTTAGATACGTTAGATATTCTAGCTATTAATGGATCAGAGTCTACATTGTAAAACTCTGCGCTAGGTATATATGATAAAGCTTCTTCGGCATTAAATAAATCATTATTACCTGCTATTGTACTTACTACTTGATTAGTATTTCCAGGGTAATATTGATTATTCCAACTACCCGCGTCAGTTCCAGTATTATTTTCAACTCTGCCATTTAGTACAACGCTACTTCTAAACTGTCTTTGCGTAGGTCCTACTTCTGACAAATCTCTAGGAACTTTATTTATGTTATCATTAATTAAAACAGCGTGAGATGTTTTATTTATCTCTAAAAGCGCATCGTCTGGATACGCTGCCATAACTCCTGGTAAATAAACATTATAATACTCTTGTTCTTGTTGTTTTACAACTATTTTATATGAATACCAACCTAACGGATTGTATTGCGGGCTAGTTGTATCGCCGTTATACAAACCTGGTGAATTAGGTAATGACCCTGAAGAAACAGGATCATTAAATAAAACTTTTAATGAATTACCAGGCCATGTCAATTGATTTACACTTTCATCTATATACGGTGAAAATACGGTTGAACCTAAAAAATCTTGATTATTTACGCTAACAGTGTCTGTTCCTGAAGATAGTATAACAGTAGATTGTCTACCATATCTATCAGATAAAACAACACCAACTTGATAACTTCTATTTGTTTTTAATGAAGAATTAGGATATTCTATTTTACTAGTAGCGTTTAAAGTTTTACCACCTGGAACAAAATCTAAAACATCACCGTTGTTTATAGTAGTTGTAGTAGCTTTTGTTAATGTTATTGAATTAGTGCCGTTAAAAGTTTGAACTCTTGTATTGCTAGCTATACCTACTCCACTAACAATGTTGCCAACTAATATAGTTCCTAGTCTAGGTGCTAGAGTTAATGTAGTTACACCAGCAGAGTAAGGACCATTAGTTACTAAACCATCAGCCGTATTTAATGAAAAATCTAATTTTTCACTAGCAGCTACATTATAATTTAAACTAGCTGGCGGTGTGTGTTTATCTTGAAAATTTCCATACACTATTCTATTACTTATTATTTCTTGAGCTAAAGCTTTTACTGGAACTTTATCATACACTCTTATTAGTTCGTCTGCAGGTAAAGTTTTGTAAGGTTTTCTTGATTGATATTCAAAAGTAAAAAAATTATCATTGCCAACAGTAATTAAAGTATTATCTGCTAATGTTTGAATACTACTTAATGTTAACTGGTTGTTTACTGGATTAAAAGAAACAACCGTAGGTCTATTGACAATTCCAATACCACTAGCAATACTACCTACTTTAGGTACACCATCTACAAAATCTACTGTCATAACCGTTTGATTTGTTATAGGCGCGCTTAATCTAAGTAAAGAAGTAGACGCTTTCATATTATCAACCGATATAGTATCTAAAACTTTAACAGCTAAACCGTCAGATTCTTTATACAATATATCTATTGATGATATTGATAAATTAGGTCTCAATAAATCAACGTCTAATGGCAGAGGTATATTAAGTAATACTTTAGTTACTTTGTTTTCCATAAACTCAACTATAGTACTTCTAAACGCGTCTTGTTCGTCTTCTACATTAACAGTAGGGTTTGTTCTAACGTTATACATAAAATAACCATCTTGTTTTGGAATAAAAGCTGGTTGCGTGAATGGTGCAAATATAGAATATTCACCATCTAAAAATTTATACCTATAACTAAACCTTACAAATTTTTCTTTTAAAAAATCAGGGTCACCATTATATGAAGAATCGTAATAATAGTTAAAATTAAATATTATTTCAGTTCCATTACTTAAAGCAGGCATTCCTCCTCCTGCAACGGTTACGGTTCCGCTTGGCGAAAAAGCAAAACTATCTACAGTTAAGTTTGTTGACACTAAAGCGTTTGTGTTTGGGTCTATATAAGCTATAGTTGCGCCATCAATAATGTCATTATCTATAGTAGTTGTATTTATTGTAAATGTAGTATTGCCTGTAGAAACAGCATTACTTAAATTAGCTGATCCTCCGTTGGGATAAAATTTACTAGACACATCAAACATTGTAGTTTCAAAACTAGCAGCCGTGTCAGGACTTTCTCTCCATAAATCAATAGGTTGATAAGGATTATATTTTGCGACAGATATTTGATCTTCAAACCTATAAAAAGGTTTTGATGCAGGTCCTTCTGCATTATTAGCAGCAAATTCTATATTTATTTTTCTTGGTTGATTTCTATTATCTGTAAAAAATAACAAATCTTCAATTAAATTAACACCAGTTATAGGGTATAATTGAGAAAAATTTAAAAATGCACCAGATATTAAACGCGTAGCAGTGTCTGTTAACACGTTGTATTGGTATATATAATGTTTAGATCCTGTTCCAGTTGGAACATATAACTCACCGATATTGTCTGTTAAGAATACAAATATATTATTACTTGCTTCGTCTGTTAAAACACCTATTGATTTTAAATTATTAACGCCTGTGGCTGTAACAAAATCACCGGCAGAAACTAAACTATTTCCTAAAGCATTTTCTAAAGCACCTACGTTTGACCCTTCAGATTTACTAACCTGAGCATTTAATGCATTTCTGTATTCTCCATTAGGCAGCAAACGATCGTCAAGATCTTTGTTCATTCTACCTTTTATAAAGTTGTTAATAATTTGTGCCATTTAATTCTAGTGTTTAATCCATTTAGATTTACCTCTCATTACTTGAGCAATTTCATCAAGCTTAATATTAGATAATCTTATCTTTGCATTTCTTAAAGAAGCTGATTTTTCTTTTTTAAATCTTTGTACTACGTATTCTTGTTGTCCAGCTCTATTAGCTATTAAATTATAAGATATGCTTTTGTACATAGCATCTTCTGCCATTTTAGGAACCTTAGTGTCTAAGTCATAAGCTAGTCCATCTGATATATATTCTAGTACTATTAGTCTTCCTACTAAATTGCTAGAAAAAGTAAATCTACCTTCTCTTTCATTTATACCAAACCAACCATTTGCTTGAGAATATTGAGCATCTAAGCCATATAGTCTACCCCAATTAAAAGGACCATTCATGCCATACATGCTCATAGCATAATTAAAATCTGTATCAAAAGCGTAGCTTGAATTTATTAATCTATCATTGGCTTGACTCCATCTTTCTTCTGTTATAGAAGTGCCCTCAACATTTTCACCATGACTATCTTGAGTAGGTTGGCCTGCTGTATCTTGTAAAAAAGTATTATAAGGATTTGTAGTTAAATTATTTGTAGGGTATATTATTCTTTTAACACCTAGTTGATCTATCCAAGACATTCTAACATAGTTAACATAATCTTGAGGTATTGTTAATGATAAAGATTCAGGTATTGTTAATTCAGACGAATGTATACTTTTTAAAGTATCATAACTAAATTCTTGTAAAGATCTTTTAGCAAAAAATAACACATCAGATTTTTTAGCTGTTTGTATTATTTTACCATCACCAACAAAACCAACCATGTAGTTATCTATAATATCATTTAATTTTACGTAAGCATATCCACCGTAATTATTTTCTACAGCTTGACCATAAGCCTTGTCTATATCTGTAAGTCCATATTTACCTCCAGTTAATGATTTTAATTGAACTACAATATAAGCATTTGCGCCAGGCCCCACACTTAAAGTTAAAGTGTTATTTTCTAATGATATTAATGTTACAACCTCTGACCAAGAACCGGCAATACCTGTAGCGCTAGTGTATACTTTAAAATTATTTAAAGAATAATCTGCATTATTAGGGTTCCAGCTATTTGCGCTACCCATAACTAAATTAGTGTCAAAAGTAGTTACAAAGGTTTGATTAGGATTATTTACTGCGTCACCTCTAAAGCCTTGTGAACCTTGATAATATTGTTGATTTGTTTCAGTTATTAAAGACATGTATTAAGATTTTTCATTAGTTTCTACTTGCTGAGCTTCTTGCATAGCCGCTTCAACAACAAGAGGATCGTTTATTATTATACCACAATATTTTAATATATTAATTACAATATTTGTTTTTTCAGATATATCAAGTTCAAAGTCAATAGAATCTCCTTCATTGTAAACGTATTGGCCAACACTACCAGTACTAAAGCCCCATGAAGGACTTACTGGCGCTGTTAAACCATTTACGCTTATAGTATTAGGTAAAGGATCTACAGTTATAGTTAATCCGTTATAAGCAACACTACTAAAAACTAAAGAAACTCCAGCGGCTAAAGTCTGGTTGCTATTAAAAGTTATCAAATTAGTAGCTGCATTAAACGCCGCAACTGTTGTTCCAGTTGCAATTCCAGTTCCAGTTACTGAATTACCTACAACAGGTGATCCAGTTGTTATAGCAAGAACTGCTGTAGCAGAGTTATTTGTAACTAACGGTATGGTAGCCGTGCAAGTTATAGGAGTTATATTTGCGTTAGATGTATAAAAAACAGGATAACTCTTAGTTGGTTTTGTTAATTTTGATCTTATTATCTTATTGTAATCACTTACGCTAGTTAGTTGAGTTATTGATTGTTGGTTACTGTTACCCACGTAATTAGATATTACGTCACCTATCTTGTATAAAGTTGTAGGAGCAGTAGGTATAAACGCATTTACTGAAGTTGATTGACCTGTGTCATATGTAAATGGTATTGATTTTTCAAAAGGATGTAGTTTGTAAGCCACGTCTTTAAACATGTTAAAAAACTCTGTATCGTTTTGTGTATTTTTTTGATTCTGACGGTTTACTTGATTTCCGTCTGGAAAATATGAATTAAATATTTCTTCTTGTACTTGAGCAGCAATACTGTTAAACTCCGTTGGAGTAACATAACCTCTTTGTTCTTTGTTTAAAATGTACAAGACTGTTGTATATACTGTATTTACGCTTACTGCCATTTGTTTATTTTTATATACTAAAAAGGCGGCCGAAACCGCCCTATATTAGTATCACTTGTTTTTATAGTTTTTTATCTATAGATCTATATACTTCTACGCCTTCATCAGTTTTTAACCATGATGCAAATGCAGAATATGGATTTTCATCAAAAGGTACATTCATTAATTTTCTACCATTTGATCCCCATGTAAAAGATCTTTGATCAGCAGATATATTTATTATACCATTTTCTGCTGCTCTTATTGCAAAGTTTCTTAATTGTACATTTTCATCGTTTGCTAAGCTTATAAACAAAGTTGGATTGTTTCTAGCAAAAAGCATTAAGTCTCTTTTTATTTCTTTAGAGCTCATTGAATTTACTTTAGAACCTAACTCAACTCTTAAAATTGCTTCTCCGTGATCAACATCCATTGCTCTAGCAGCGTTTAGTGCATCTATTTGAAGATCTAATACACTTAATTCATCTGTAGCTTCTTCTACAGCACTAAATTCTTCGTACGTTCTACCTTTTAAAGGGTGATACAAAGATAATAATTTTTGTAAATTTTGTTGAGACTTATTTACTATTAACTTACCATCTCTAAATATAATATGCCCCATTGTGCATTCGCCTTTTTGTTCATCTACAAGTGGTGAATCTTGATTTGTAGCATATCTAATTTCTCTTTGTTTACCAGACTCTTCATCAAAATAAAGTAAAGCATGTTTTCTAGTATGTCTACCTGGTATTGTATGAGTTAAAGGTGTTTTGTTACCTTTAAGAAAATATATTCTGTCTCTTATTTCCCAACTTGGTTTAGCTGGTTTTGTTGACGCGGTTTTTACCGCTACTTTTTGAGGTGCAACCTCAATAGTTTCTGCTTTAGCTTGTTTAGCCATAATATAATATAATTAAATAGTTTATAAAAGTAATAATTACCCCCGTTAATTCAACGAGGGTAAGAATTACATTAGTGTTGAATCAATTAGATTCCTCTGAATAATACAAAGTTGTTAGCAGCTTGAGTTATTAAACATCTTTCAGATAGGAAGTTAACCTCCATAGCATCAAGAGTTGAAGTAACAGCACCACCGGCAGAACCAGTTAACCAAGATTTCATTCTTCTATCATCAGCTTGAGACGCTCTATATCTTACGTGTAAGAAAGGTCTTCTGATGTTAGTTCCTAAAACTTGATCATATACTGTAGAAGTTCCAGCAGGTACTAATACACCTTCAATTGAATTGATACCTACGATACCACCTCTTGTAGAAGCGTCGTTTAAGTATTTCCAATCTGTTTTGTAAAAGTCATAAGAACCTCTTCTAAATCCTGAGAACCCAAGGTTTAAAGCCATTTCTTCTGAGTTTTCAAATAAACCAAAAGCAGTTCCTCCAGCGAATCCGCCAGAGATGCTTGCTAGCATATCATCAAAATCTAAAGAAGTTTGTCTTTGTAAGAAAAGCATGTTTTCTTCAATTGCTCCTTGAGTGTCTAAGTTTTTAAGTATTGCGTCAAATTCATCAAGACCTGCAGCAGCGGTAAACCCTGTTTGTACATTTCCTCTAGCTTGAATAGCAGCAAATAAACCTTCTGAACCTGGGCTAGTTGGAATTCCTGCAGCTGCTTGATTAAATTCAGCTTCAACCATACTCATTTCTAAGTAATCTTCAAAACGTAATCTAGTTTCAGATTCAGCTTTTAAGTACCATAAATACCCAGAAGTTCCGTCTTCAGTAGCAACTTCAACCCATCCAATTTGCGCCATGTCAGAACCGGATACTACGTATTGGCTTCTTAGGATAATTGGTGAGTTAGAAAATTGAGTAAATTGAGGATCAACAGATACTCTAGTTTGTGCAGTTTGCGCGTTAGCAACAGCTTGAATAATATTTGATCCTTTTGTGTAATCAGAACCATATACAAATACTTTAGCTCCTGCTGCAGCAGCAAAACCTGAACCAGCAACTAAACCTGCAGCGTTAAATGGAGCAACAATGAAGTTTCCACCTACACCAGGAGTTGTAGCAACTACGATAGCTTTAGCTTCGTTACCACTTGAGGGTTCTAAAATAACTACAGTATCATTTACTGATACTACATTGCTAACATTACCACCTACGGTAATAACGTTTTGATTTGCAGCGGCAGCGCCACCAGCATCAGCACCAACAGTAACACCGTCGTAACTAATATGTAATCTATTTTGTTCAGACCAAATTACTTGATCACTTGTCATTGGCATTTCAGCGCCAACCATTCTTAAGAATCCAGATATCGTTCTGTTTCCATAACGTTCTACTTCTTGTTCGTAAATTTCAGGTAAATATTGTTGAGCAAAAGAATTTGAATCTCCTGCGCCAGCACCACCGTTAAATTGTAGGTAGTTGCTATTTAATATCTCCTGAGTTCCTGAAGGGACTAACCCTCCAAACTGTGGATTTAAAGCCATTTTTTTTTGTTTTTTTAGTTAAATTTTCTTGTTTTAATTTTAAGTTTTGTAGAATCCGCGCCACTAATTGATTTTATTTTCATGCCATTAATAAATACTTCACCTTGAGATTTTCTAGCTTGAGAATCTACAGGGTTTTTAGATTTAGTAACAACATCTTTAATAGCATCGGCTTTGCCCTGCTCATAGAAATGAGCTGCAATTTTATCTACATTTTCAGCAGCATACATAGCTTTGTGATAACCGCTCGTATCTTTAACGTTACCATCTGAGTCTAGAAACTTTCCGACTAGATTAGTTATGTTTGATTGGTTTTCTGCAACTTTATCACGATTCTGTATATTATACTTGTAATTTTTATCTCCTACTTTAAAATCAAAACCTTTGAAATTTTCGTCAAATAAATCTTTAGTATTCTTTTTAAATAAATTGTGTTTTTGTTCAGCTTCTTGTTGCTCTTGATTGTAGCGATTGAAAAAATCAGTAGCTTTTTGTTGATCTTGAGTTACGCCCGGTCTCAACTTGATTTCGTCGTAATATTTAACTTTCAGATCTTCTAAAAAGTTTTTTGCTTTTGCAATCTCTTCTTTTTTAGCGAGTTTTTTCTTACGGACAGCACGCTCTTCGTCCATATCTTCATCATATTGGAAACTATCTTCTATGATAAAACCTATTTCTTCATCATTAAGATGAGGTTTAGATTTTTTATAAAATTCTTTTAATAAAGACTCATCATCTACGGATGAATAATCAGCATTGAGCCTTGTGTAATCTTCTATAGTACCACCAGTTTGATCCATAAAATCGACTAGTTTTTCTATATTTTCTGGTAATTTTTTACCTAATATTTTTTTATCTACTAAAGCTTTTTCAACATCTAAAGCAATTTCTTTTACTTTTTCTTCTTTAACTTCGGTGATTGTAGAAAACCCTTCAGTAACCTCGTCGGACTCTTGTATAGGTTCTCCCACCTCTGCGCTATCTCCGGATGGTTCTTGTGTAGATACTTTCTCTGTTTCTCCGATTTGAATGGCATTATCTTCTTTTTTTTCTTCGCTTGGTATTACCACTTTTGTTACTTCTGGTGGTAAATCAATTAAAGGTTCTTTAATATTTACCTTTACTATTTCGTCTGTATTGACTAGTTTTTTAGGTGTTTTCTTTTTAGACTTTATTTTAAAGTCACCTTCCTGTTTAACAGGTTCATTTGTTTTTGTTTCTGACATAATATAATATAATTAAATAATTGTTAATATATAGTTAAAGTACTTGAGGAAGACTTTGTTCAAAATTTTGATTTTCAAAGTCTACTGGTGAGCCATCATTTTTTCTTTGACTTATCATTTCACTTTGTTGTGTTGCTTGAATTTTTGTTCTTTGATCCTTTCTGTCTTCTATTCTATTTTCTTTTTGTTTCATATTTTCAACATCCATTTGTTTTAATTGCATGTTGTATTGATGCTGAATCTGCATTTCTTCTTTTTTAATTTGAGCAGCAGCTTGCATTCTTTGTATTTCCATTTGAGATTTAGCTTGCTCATACTGAACGTTTGCGCCAGATATAGCTTCTTGTTTTTGAACTTCAGCCATAGCTGTTTTTTCAGCAGTATCAGCTTGCGCATCAGCTTGTGCTTTAATATTAGCTTGTTGACTAAGTTGATCTTGCTTCATCTTAGCTTTTCTCTTAATTTTTAGCATTTGATTAGCTAATTTAAGATTTTTAATTTGTCTTAGGTCAATAGCATCTTCTAAATCAATACCGCCTTTTTGTATGGCTACTTGTATATTCTCTTCTAACTTAGCAACTTCTTCATCATCTGGTTCTAGTTCTAAAAATATACCAAAGTCATGTAAGTTTAATGAAGCAACCTCTTGTAAAGTTTGTATATTATAAGTTGATATAGAGTTTTTTAATGAGTTAGCTGTTAAAGGAAATTGTAATGCATCAGCTAATTTTAACGCTATGTTTTCAGCTATTCTTAAAGTTATGTATAAACTTGATTGCTTAATATGTCTTGTTGCAACGTTTGAAGCATTAGCTGCTATTTTTTGTAATCCTACTAAAGTACTTTTATCTGGTGTGCTACCGTCACGAGCTTCATTAAGCCCGGTTACATCACGTATCATTTGTAAATAATATTGATATGTCTGTATAAGAGCCCCTATTTTTGCTTGGCCACTAGAACTATTAAGTTCTTGTATTGGAACTTTACCTTGATTTATATCACCGTCTTGTGTTAATGATCTACCAACAATACTACCAGTTTGAAAATACATATTTAATGCTTCTGCTGGATTGTAATTAGTGCCGTTACCTAAATCAACTTCTGCTAAACCGTCCATATCTAAATATACACCATCTGGCACCATACGAGATAAAACTTGTTGTAATTTTAAATGAGTTAATTGAATCATGTCAGCGAAACCAATACATTTACTTACAAGTGATTCAATACGACCTTTATACATTCTTGGTGCACATATAGAATAATTCATTTCTACTTTTGTAGTATCAGCATAAGGTCTTGTCATGTTTTCAGCTAACTCCCACTTTAACATTGTGTCAGTGCCTAAAACTTTAGCACCACTATATAAAACTTCTATAGATCTTGATACTCTTTCAAAATTATCATTTTCTGGTGGATTAAATGTGTCTGGCTTTTCTAAAGCTTTCATTAATCCTTGTTCTGTTTGTTTTATTTTAAACACTTGATTATGGTATGTTTTATAATCAAAATATAAAACTTGAACAGTGTTGTTATCATAATCTCCCCAACCAGTAACGTAAGATCTATTACCAGGCATTGATTGTATTCTTTTTAATTCTTCTTCACTAATATCTGGAAACTCTTTTTTAAGCTCAGGTATTGTTATAGCTTTTAGTTCACCAACATAATATACGTTTTCAAAATTAGGATCTTCTGTATAAGAATAAACCATATAAGCAGGGTCAACGTAATCTACTGTTACACCATTAGATGTATTAAAGTTTGTTTTACTAGCTGCAATACCACAAACTGTTAAGTCCATGTTTATTCTACGTCTAATTAAATCATATTTATTTTGAGCTAAAACAGTTGATATAGCTTCTTCTTCTGCTATTTCAAGCGACTGCTTGTAGCTAAGTTGCATGTGAAGTTGTAATTCTTCTTTATTTTCTGGAACAACACTAGGATCAGGGCTTTGGTACAAGTCAATACCTAATGTGTTTTTTAAACTGTCTAAATATTCTTTAGCAACCATATCTTCTTGTAACCTAGAAGCGTATTCAGTTCTTTTCTTAACAGAGGCTGGATCTTGAGCATAAGCTTTTATATCATAGCTTTTTTGAGATATACCATTAACAACTATATCTACAAACTTAGAAAGTATAGGCACAGGTTGCCAGTCTAAATTAAGATAAGACAAATCACCATTTATAGATAACTCATCTTTATATTTTTGTATGCTTTGCTCTCCACGAGCATATAATCTTAATTGATGAAATTGATTCCAATTAGTTAAATATCTATTGCCAGTTGTTCTTCCTTGACTAAACCATTCATATTCAATAGCCATAGCTACTTGACTTCCATATTCTAAACTTGCTTTTTCTGCATCACTCACTACTTGACTAGGGAAAGCGCTATTGGTATTAGTATATATATTCATTTAACTTATTATTTTTGATGTAGTTCCTTTGTTGTCGTATTTTTTAATACCTAAATCAACAGGTTTTAATTCTATTTTATTAACTGGTGAGTATCTATGTTTATTACAAGCCATTAAAGCTAAACCTGAGCTAATAGAAGCATCGTGAGAAGTTCTATTATTTATATTAAATTGTGCCCAATCTTCTAATGTTCTTTGAAAATAAACATCGCCGTAACCAGTTTCTTTTAAACCAACAAATGTTTCTATGTATGTTTCTATAGCAGAAGCATGCGCTTGTTTAATATCTTCACTTGAATTAGGTATACCACCTATTTCTCTTTCTGTTACTGACAATTTATTTCTTTTTTTATCTGGCCTGTTCATTGCAAAACCTCTATAGCCTCTACGTTTAAAATAGTAAAGTAATCTAGGTTTATTATTTTCTGCTAATATTGGCATACCATAAAATACACAAGCCATTAGTACGTCTTCAAAGAATATTTCTGCTGTTTGTGGTCTAGCTATATATTCTAAGAAAAAATGATTTGGTGGTACTTCTTCCATGCTAAACTTAGTTAAACCATGCAAAGATCCGTTAGAACCTTTACCATCAACAGTTCCTGATATATCATATGGATCACACCCAAAAGCACCACAATGTTCGTTACCTGGATAATTAACTCCATTTTTTATATATCTTTTGTTTTGTAATTGATTAGGTGGAACCCAAGTAATTAAAAATCTACCATTTTTATTTGGCATAAATATAACTCTAGTATCTTGATACCCATTCTCCCATTGAAAACTTCCTTTTGTTACTCTTAATTCGTTTCTAGTATCTTCGTTGAAATCTATTTGTTGATAGATTTTAGTTAGATTAAATAAAGATTGTTTTGATTCATCTCTAAAAGCATGTTTAGTAGTACGTGGAAATTGTCTGTAAAATTCATTTAATCCATCTTGATCTTCTTTTAGACCTTCTACTTCGTTGTTCCAATATTCAATAACCCCAATTTTGATTGGCGTTCCATCAGGTCCACACACTTGTTTTGATGGGG